CTGTTGCTTTTCACAGTGAATGCCTGTGTGTGACTGTCAGCCACCAGGTGAATCAACTTGCGCTTTTTGGTGTCATACAACCAGGCTTCGGCTTTGTCCACTAAACTTGCGGCAGGCAAGCCCTTGAGTTTGAGTTCGGCAAATTCCATTATGACTTTGAACTTGGCAGCACGTTTCTCAGGTGGCACTGATTTGACCTTGCGTGGCTTGCGTTCCACTTTCTTGATCTGCACATACGCACCGCAGTCATTGATCACTGCTTCGCAGAACTTCACAAGATTGCGCATTTGAATCTTGCTGAAGTTGCCGTAGCCCTCAACCAACTGTGCATCCTTGCCCTCAATCACAGTTTCAAACTCTGCAAGTTTGTGCTTCCACAAGTTGGCAATGTCTGAAATCATTTGCGGTGCTACATTTAGGCCGCGAATCACCATGATTGGCTTGTAGTCTGCTGACATCTTGGCGCCAGCTGTCACAAACTCATCAAACATGCCATCCAGTTCACCAGCGCACTCTGACACCTTTTCACGCAAACGGTCCTGAATGTTAGGCTTGGCTACCACAGGTGCGACTTCCGCTACCACCACTTCAGGTTCACGTGCAGTTAATATTTCTTGAATATAGCCTTCCAATCGAACTGTCTCAGTGTCTGTAAGTTCCAGCCCTACCATGCTCATACGGCACAGCCATGCAGTGGTCAGTCGAACTGCTGAGTCTGGCACGCCTTTCAATGCACGAACATCTGCTTTGCGTCCATTGTGTTCCAAGTATGCCACCAGCATTTCACGTGCGTCTTTTTTGCCATAAAAGTAATTGTACCAGGAAAAGGCGGCACTGAGTTGACTGGTGCGATCGTCTGTGGGTTGCACACGCCATGTGGGTTCTAACCCTGTGTATTTGGTATCAGGACTGCGAGGGTTCAATGGCTTGACAGCGATTCGTGTTGCGTTCATCAGGACTCCTTAAATTATATGTAATTATAACACAAATGAGATTTTTGGTCAACCCCAAAAGCCCTTTCGGGCTCAGGGTTAAAACACATGTCCTTTAAATTGCTCGTAATCATAAAATGCAACCAAAGTACTACCGCGGAAAAATACAGTGAGCCCGCCCAAGTCCTCGCGCACATCTGCCCCAGTTGTCTCTGCAATAAAGTCCGTAGCACGAGTCTCTAGTGCTTCCATCAAGTCGTCGCCGGTGGCTTCAAAACTTGCAAGAGCCTCTGCTTCATAATTGATACTGTAGTTTGGTGCTACACTGTTGATCATCTCACTGTGCAAATCGGTAACTAAATCACTCATTGTTGGCTCCTTTGTTGTTAAGTCCATATTATAGCATTAGGGCAATTATTGGTCAACCCGTTTTATGGTAAACCCAAAGTACTATAAATATACCATGCCACGCTTATCCCTATTCCGCCCCAATCGCACCAGAGACTATCAATTTTTGGACCGCACTATCAGTGAAATGTACACTGTGGGCGGCTTGGACATTTACGTTCACAAGTACAAAGGACCTCAAGCCGGCGGCAACGACAGTGCGTTGAGTGGCAATTTTGATGCCACACAACCCACTTATGAAACAGTGGATGTGCTGAATATTCAAGACTTGCTGTTGTTGGAAAACCGCGACAGAGTTTATGACCCTGATGTGTATGTCATGCGCGGTGTGTACAACACACAGGATGTGGATTTTGATTTGACCCAGTTTGGCCTGTTCCTAAACAACGATACCATATTCATGACGTTTCACTACAACGACATGATTGATGCATTTGGTCGCAAACTCATGAACGGTGATGTTATTGAGATTCCCAACTTGAAAGACTACCATCCGCTGAATCAAAACATACCTAGAGCATTGCCTAGATACTATGTTATTCAAGATGCGGACTTTGCATCAGAAGGATTTTCAGTAACTTGGTTGCCTCACTTGTGGCGTGTGAAATGCACACCCATGAAGGACCAACAAGAGTTCAACCAGATCACCAACAAGCCGTTTGTGGCAGAGAACATCTGGGATCCGGGTAACTTCTATCCCACAGGTAGCATTGTGAACTATGGCGATACCTATTACCAAGCACAAAGCAATGTGCCTGCGGATACTGCCATTACAAACACTGCGTTTTGGCAAGAGTACACGCCCAGCACCATCAGTGATGTACAAGGCACACGTGAGAAAGATTACGAAATCAACGATGCTATCTTGGCACAAGCAGATGCAGAAGTGCCGCTGTCGGGCTACGACAATACCACGTTCTACATTGAGCCCACCACGCCCACCGGCGGGCCTGCCAATCCTACCAGTCTGACTGCTGATGAAAGTCTCACTGTGGATGGCACACAAGGCGGCATGAGTACCACCCCCACAGGAGAAGGCTATGCTTCAGGATACCTTACTGGTGGCGGCGCAGCACCCAATGGTTTGCCAGTTACTCCTGCTGTGAACTTCCCGCCGAACCCTGTCACAGGTGCTTATGTGTTACGTCTGGACTACAAACCCAATCGTTTGTTCCGTTATGATGGCGCACGTTGGGTCAAGGTTGATGACAAAGTTCGCACCAATCTCAACAACGGACCAACAAATAAAACACTGCGCAGCGGCTTCGTAAATAACACTGCTACTGTCAATACCAAAGACTTGGGCAACATTCCAAGTCGTCAGAGTTTGAGCGAAATTCTTCGTCCCCGAGCAGACAATGGTGATCAAGGTGGCTTCTTACCGCCAGGAACATAATGCAACAATTTTTTTACGACGCCCAAATACGCAGATTCTTATTGCAATTCACAAGGATCTTTTCAGGCTTTCAAATTGAGTATGCCAACGAGAACGACGGAGTAAATGCGGCTGCGTTGATACGTGTGCCTGTGCGCTATGGTGATGCCACTCGCAATGCACAAACTATTATACAAGAAAATAGCCGCAACAGTTTGCCTTCTACTCCGCTGATGACATTTTACATCACTGGCTTGGACTACGAACAAAGTCGCATGCAGGATCCGTATTTTGTGAGCAGAATCAATGTGCGTCAACAAACCTATGACCCTGCTACAGAGACTTACGAAACAACACAGGGCAATGCGTTCACCATTGAGCGATTGATGCCTGTGCCGTTCAAACTCACCATCAACTTGGACATATGGACGAGCAATACTAATCAAAAGTTGCAGTTGTTGGAACAAGTTCTTACCTTGTTCAATCCCAGTTTAGAAATACAGAGCACAGACAACTACATTGACTGGACCAGTTTGAGTGTGATGTATTTGGATCGCACCACTTGGAGCAGCCGCACGGTGCCTATTGGCACAGAAAATCCCATTGACATTGCCACACTGCAATTCAGCATGCCAATCTGGATATCACCGCCTGCCAAAGTGTTGAAACTGGGAGTAATCGAACGTGTGATTGCGTCGATGTACGATGCACAAGGTGACTTGAACAATGCCATTGACAATGAAGATTTGCTAATGGGCACTAGACAAGTTATTACACCGTTTAACTATGCCGCTGTGCTGATTGGCAACAAACTACAATGTTTGCAACAACAATACTTGTCGCAAGAACCCAGCAATGATTCTATTGCACCTACAGAAATTGTGCCTGACAGCAACCTGTTGTGGCCAGCCGTGATTGACTTGTATGGATCACTACGCCCTGGTATCAGTCAAATACGATTGATTCAGCCTGATGAAACTGAAGTTGTGGGTACCATTGCGTTAGACCCAAATGACGATAGATTCTTGTTGTTTGATGTGGACATTGATACCACACCACAAAACACACTAGATCCCATTGACGCTGTGATCAACCCACTGACATCCGGTCCAGGTGACGGTTTGGATTCTGCCTTAGAAGGTCAACGTTATTTGCTTACAGAGGACACAGGATCTTTAGACAACCCCAATCCTGCAAGCGCCTGGGTCGGTGCTAATGGTCGCGGACTAGTAGCACAGGCCAATGACATTGTACAATACAGCAACAACTACTGGCGTGTGGTATTCCGTGCTGCCACAGAAACCAACAACATCCAATACGTCACCAACATTACCACAGGTATTCAATACAAGTGGGTGGGCGATGCCTGGGTCAAAAGTTATCAAGGTGCATATCCAGGAGGCACCTGGAGGATTGTGCTGTGAAGGCAGTGGGAGTTTGGTTTCGTAGCAGTGCCACCGGACGTTACTTGTATTTGCTACGCAACGACACACGCCATCCTGGATCCTGGGGCTTGCCTGGTGGCAAAGTAGAAGCCGGCGAAACATTACTGGGTGCCATGGAACGTGAGTGCATTGAAGAACTAGGCAGCATGCCCGAATATCAACGCCTGGTTCCCTTGGAAAAATTCACATCGTCTGACGGCCAGTTTGAATACAACACCTGGGTATGTGTTGTCACAGATGAATTTGTGCCTGTGCTGAATGACGAACACATGGGCTATGCCTGGATTGATCGTGGCCAATGGCCCAGACCCATGCACCCTGGCCTGTGGTCAACTGTGAACATCGAAGCAGTGCAAAGCAAGATAGACACTGTAGAGCGGTATCTTGCTGCTGGTGTTTAAGCCTGGCTTTCCTGAAAACTCAACTGAATCTCGCCCACTGGACTGGATTGTGCGCCCAATGCAGTAATCACCACGGCCAACACTTCTGGTCCATTGGGATAGGTGCCTGTGCCTGGAATTGAACTTTGCCCAATCTGTTTGATCTGTGTTAGATCCAGGTTGTTGACACCTGTGGCCTGAATTGGAATAGCAAACAATCGTTCACCACCGGTGATGTCCGCTGATACCGCAGACACTGTCATGAACAAGTCGTTAGTTGGACTTGATCCGCCCAATAGGTTACCAGTAATTTTCACAGTGTCACCCACAGCATAACCTGATCCTGGATTTTGAATACTGATACTTGTGGTATTGGTAGCATAGGTTGTTCGTCCTGCACTCAACTGCACGGTCACGTTGGCCGTTGAACCCGAACTGGACACGTTGGTCAATGCCAGGCCGGAAAACGTTCTAACTGAGCCTGACAAAACCATGGTTCCTGACCGAGTAAAGCCGCCGGTTGTGTTCAACGGAGCAGCTTGCACACCGCCTGTGGTTTCGTTGTTGTATCGCGGAGCCACAGCAAACTGTGTAAAACTAGGTTGGAAACCACCACCAGCATTGTTCAGTCCTGACCACACCGTGTTGGCAGAGTCAATGTTGTTGGGATTCAAAATACCTGTCACCAAATATCGCCCTGCACTCACATTCACTGTGAGTGTGTCCAGTGTCAACTGCGCACGATTGATAAGATCACGTTGGCCAAGATCACCAATCACACTGTTTGAAACACTGGGGGCTAGACGCATCAAGAACGCTGTTTGGCTGGCACCAGTTGTGGCTGGCAAACCATAGTTGCTGCGATTGTATGTGAACGAGAAGCCTTCGTCACCGTTGAAGTTGCCGTCCATGATAACCGCACTACCCCAGTGACTCACTAGTGGCACACAGGTGTTGGAGATCAATATCACCCCTGAATTGTCCAAGTGACTGGTGGCTGCACTGCTGGTATAACTGCGGCTTTGCCCTTCAGCCCACTGTGTAAATGTTGCAGCACGGGTGCAACCAGTCAAGTCGTTGCCTGACTTGCCTGAATACTTTATGACTTCACTGTCAATCATCACATACGAAGGATATGTTACTGAGGCCGGTGGATAATCTGTGGCATCTCGCAATGTGATTGTGGTTTGACTGTCATCAATAGCACCGTTCAATGAGTTCACTGGAGTTTCGTTGATGGCTTCATAACGTGCAGGCAAGTTACCTGACCGCATGTATGCTTCATTGCTGATGTTGTTGTTGGGACGTCTGTGTGCCCAATTGAACTTGCCATCTTGTCCACGCAACATCCAGATAACAGTACCAGCACCATACCAGGAATATTCCAAGGCATACATCTGCATCTTGCTGGCATCAAGATTGAATCCAGATGCGCCCGTGCCGTCCAGTGGATCAATGTTGAAGTCTTGTTGACGCACACGAATTTCGTTGCGCAGGGCCATTTTCACTCGAGTTTGATTGGCTACACCACGGAATGTGGGTACCACTGTCATTCTGTTGTTGTTGATGATTGAAGCCACACTATGTGTCATACCACGGATCACCACAACATCACCCACGTTCAGTTGATCTTGGAAGCGGCACGTGCCATCGCCTGTGACCAAGTTTGAGCCAACACTGACATTGACCAGTCCTGCAGTTTGGAATGTGCTGGTACGTTGTACTGCATTTACAGTAACCCCATTATTTTCCCAAAACAAGCCATTTTGATCGTCAAACAGGCCTGCACGAATGCATGACCCGCTCCACCCCGTGACATTGATACGAGGTTGTTGTCCCAGCACAGGAGTAGCACTGCCCAGTAAGTTTTGCGCTTGTACCACAAAAGCAGTATCGCTGGTGATAGTTGTGACCACATATCCAGTGTCATCATAACCTGACGTGGTAATACCGCTTAATGTGATAGTTGCACCAGCATTGAGCCCGTGTTCAAGGTCTGTAGTGATTGTG